GACCTCGACCGGAGCTATATCTGACGCCTGCTTGGCGGCGTCTCCAAGGGGCTGAGGCATAGTCAAATTCTAGCGCATAAGGGAACGTTATGCGCTACCTCTCGCTGGTTAGGCATCCCTCGCTTGACGCCATGGCTAGCCTCCGACCATGAACACGTACAAGGGCGCGGCCGTCCTCCTCATCAACGACGGGCGCCAGTTCGACACCGAAGCCGAACTCTCGAAGGACTCGTCCGGAACCTGGCGGGGCACCCTTACATTCCGCGATCAAGACCTCGTCCCGATGCTGCTCAGCGTCGAGGACGGCTACCTGCTCGTCGACGGCCGGCCCGGCGATTTCATCCGCCCCGACAGGTCGGACTGGACCGTCAGCCACGGCAGCCCGTTCATCGTCCGCATCCTCGGCAGCGGCGAGCCTCCATTCTGACCGCGCGCAGCGAACTGCCTTCGCCTCGCTGCTGGTTGACGGAAGCGCAGGCTGAGCACTGGTAAGCGGACCCATAAGCGCCCCGCCCCCGTTCTGGGGTCGGGGCACATTCGTTGAAGGTTCACATTTCGTTACGGTTTCATCACCGTGCCCTCACAGCTCTTACAGAATCCTCACCTGCACCGTTACGGTCATCGCTCCACGAACCATCCCTGGGGGGACACATGTCGCAGAATCAGCAGCCGCCAGTCGGGCCTCCGAGCTGGATCCAGGCACCGCCGCCGCCTCCGATGCCGCCGCAGCCCACCGGCCACCCGAAGTGGGCGCGTAAGCGGATCGTCATCCCTGCCGCCGTACTGCTCCTGGGCATTGGCGCGGGCATCGGCGGCTCCGGCGACGACCAGAAGACGACCGCCGACGCGAAGCCCGCGCCGCGCGTCACCGTCACCGAAACGGCGAAGAGCAACGCCAAGGCCGAGCCCGCCCCGACGGTGACCGTGACGAAGACCGCGAAGCCTGCCGCCGTGAAGGCGACGCCGAAGAAGGCGGAACCGGCCACGCCCGCCGACAAGGTCGTGTTCAAGGTCTGGGGTAGCGCGTCGGCCGGCGTGGACATCACCTACGGCAGCGACACTGACAACCTGCAGGGCCGCGGCCTGCCGATGACGAAGACCCTCACCCTCAAGGACGACGCGATGTACTACGACGTCACCGCGCAGTTGCAGGGCGGCGGCGACATCCACTGCTCGGTGACCGTGGACGGGCAGACGAAGACGGGGCACGCCGCCGGCGGATACAACATCTGCTCGGCGCAGCTCAGCGACGACTTCCTCGGCGGCTGGAGCTAGAGCTAGAACCCCCTGCATGACAAAACGCCCCCGCCCGCTGCCATTTGGCAGCAGAGCGGGGGCGCTGTCACACGGTCCCGTCGTTGGGCGACCGGTCGGCTTCGAGGATCGGGCGCTGGTGTCGAGCTACAGGCGGCCCCGGCCGGGGACGATCCGGCCGGGCCTGGTCCTGCTCTGTGCGTCAGGGACCTGGATAGTCCGGGTCGTCTTCGGCTCGCGGCAGTTCCGTGTCTCCCTGCGACCAGTGGTTGACCCAGCCGCAGAGCCCGCAGGCGTAGCGCCCGTTCAGTCCGTGCACCTCTGCACCGCACTCACGGCATTCCGTCACCGTGATCTCGGAGCCGCCATGCGTTGCGGCCGTATCAGTGTGCGGCACGGCTTCCGGTGGCCATTCCTGCTTCATGCGGCGAGACTACCCGCGGGGCAGGCGCGCACCCGCTTTGCCATCCGCAGTTACCGCACAACCAGCCTCCGCTCGGCCCCTGCGAGGTTGCTGCGCCACAGTTCGGACAGTTCATAGCTGCCTCCTAATCCCGGGCTGATCCCGGTTTCCCATCCGCAATGGTTGGAGCAGATCCATCGGCCTCGGTTGTCCTGGTAGGTCCAGGCCCCACAGTTCGGACAGTTCATCGCCCCGCCTCCCGCATGAGCCGGTACAGGCCGCGGGCTTGCTGCTCGGACGGGCCGGTCAAGGACGGGAGCGCCAGGACGTCGACCACTGTGGGCGTTGGGTGGTGGGCTGTACCTTGCTGCATGTCGACTCCTGCTAGTCGGCCACGCCCCGGGACCGGTCGCACGGTCGCCGGGGTCTGTCTTGAAGAGAGTCGGCTGATGTGCGGGACGTATCTGCCCACCGTGCAGGGACAGTTCGCCCCTCTGGGCGCTACCGTGGAAAAGGCCCAAACGTCCGCTGGGGGACTCTTGAATACAGCGCTCAGAACAGCTATGGATGCGGCCGGACTGTCACCCCGGCAACTTGCCGTGCGCACGGGCGTGACGATCAAGACCGTTGAACGATGGCTCGCCGACGCGGAACTCACCCCGCACGCGCGGAACCGTGATGACGCCTGCCGGGCGCTTGGAGTTGACGAAGAAATGCTGTGGCCGAAGGTCGTGAAGGACCGCATCAAGAGCGGTGGGGACCTGGAGATCGCCCAGACGTATCCGTACCGGTCCGCGGCCCCATCGGCACTGTGGGCAGATCTGACAGAGCGCGCCGGGCAAGACATTCTGCTCGCTGGCTACACGGGGTATTTCCTGTGGTCGCAGGTCCCCCGGTTCTCGGAGGTGCTGACCCATAAGGCCAGGTCGGGGTGCCGGGTCCGGTTCCTCATCGGTGACCCCGAAGGCGAGGTGACGCGGCAGCGCGAGGTCATCGAAGGTACGGCCCTGTCGGTCTCCACGCGTATCCACATCACCCTTGAGCACCTCGCCCGCCTCGCTCCGGTGCAGGGCATCGAGGCGCGGCACAGTGCCCCCGAGGACGCGGTGAACCATGTCAGCCTCTCGGTGTTCCGATTCGATGACGACGCCCTGGTGACGCCTCACCTTGCCCGCCTGGTCGGCCACGATTCCCCGCTCCTGCACCTGCGCCGCCGCGGCGAGGGCGGCATGTTCGACCGATTCGCAGAGCACGCGGAAGAGCTTTGGGGTCGCGGCGTGCCCATCTGCGGCTGACCCCGGACACAACGAATACGCCCCCGCGCTCTGCCGAAGCAGGGGCGGGGGCGTATTCGTTGGCACTACAGGGTGGGTGCTGGCGTGAGCCCGTGCGCTGCCGCGACGGCCAGCCCTCGCCGTGCCAGGGTGACGCAGCGGGGCGGGAGCGCGGTCACGTCCCGGCCCGCGAGGATCCCGTCGAGGGCGGCGTGCACGTCGTAATGGCACGTCGGGCAGATCGTGGCCAGCGGCGTATCGATCGCCTGCCCCGCGGCTATCCACCACGACTTTGGGGCGACATGGTGCTGCTCGATGACCGCACACGCGTGCCCCTTGTACAGGGAGCAGGCCTGGAGCAGGACCCGGCCGTCGACGACGGCCAGCTTCCGCGGCGTACTCACTCAGGCTCCGTATCGTCGGGCTGGTACCCGTCGGGCAGGCCTGAATAGACCGGCTCCCGGAACGGGCGCGGCGACAGCCAGAACGGCTCGCCTTCGTCTTCATCGAGCATGCGTGCTCCTATATGTACTGGCGGCGGCTGGGGTCGAGGCCCATGCCGAGCAGGCCGCCGCTCTTCTTCTGCGACGGTTGCGGCGCCCCGTCCTTGCGGCAGACGAGAGCGTCCGGATCGTAGGCGGGGGCCTGGAGACTGTACCCGTCCGGGCAGGTCTGGCCGTCCCTCCCGTCCTTGCCGTCGACTCCATCCTTGCCGTCGGCGCCAGCTGGCCCCTGAGGTCCGGTGGAGCCGACCGGCCCAGGTTCGCCTTGAGGGCCTTGCTGTCCGGCCGCACCGTTGGTACCCGCGGCGCCCGTCTGGCCCACGCCGTTGCTGCCGGCAATGCCGTTCTTGCCTGGCGCGCCAGAGGGTCCGATCGGGCCGACGGGACCCGTCGAGCCGATGGGTCCGGGCAGCCCCGGATCGCCCTTCGGCCCTTGGGGTCCGACGACACTCTTGCCAGCTTCACCGCGGGGTCCGGCCACAGGCTTCCCGCCTAGAGCTCGTACCTGCTGCGAGAGCGCGGCGATGTCTGAGTCCTTCGCGTGCAGGTCGTGCGCCATGCTCTGGATAGTGATGACGATCCACGCCAGCACCAGAAGCCCGACCGCGGCAGCCATCGCGTACCCGACGTCGACGCGACGGTGCACCTTCGCCCGGGAGCTGTGAGCCCTCACGAACCCGCTCCCCTCGCCGACAGATACGCCTGCAGCAGCAGGATTAGCACTGGTGCGATCAGCGCGGTGAAGGCGAGGCGCCGGTCCGCGCGGCGGCGTTCGTCGGTTGCCCGACTGTCCTGCTCCCGCTGCTGCTTCTCTCGTTCCCGGGACGTCTCAATGGCGGTGACCCGCTCTATGACCTGGCGGTGCACGTCGTCGGCAGCGCGGCGTTCCAGCTCGTACCGCTCGATGGACACCTTCGAATCGAGCCGGGCCCCGTACTCGCGGAGGTCTTCCTTGAGGTCGGCGTGAATGGCCTCAAGGCGTCGAACGACCTCCCCGAGCGTCGGCTCATCGGCCACGTGCTGCCCCGATCAGACGCCCTGCGGGGCGGCAGGCTTGATCGGGCTGGACTGCTCCAGCCGCACGGACGACACGGGGGCGGTGACACGTTCGCGCAGCCACAGTGTGACGAGTGCGGCGATTGCGGCCATGACCTTGCTCTGATGGTCGGCGGACCAGTCGAGGCCGAGGCCGACGCAGAGCGCTATGGCGGCCTGCGCGAACTGGACGATCATTGCGGCGAGTGCGCCTGTCTTCAGCACGATCGCTGCAATGAGGCCGACGGCGGCTGCGGCGGCGGCGTTGATGAGCGTCTGGGTGTTGTCGGAGATGTCGACGCCGAACGCGGACAGCGCCTGCAGGGCTGCGGCAATGAAGCCAAGGATGTAGATCGGTTCCCGTCCGAAGAACTTCACGGTGTTCTCGCTTCCTGCTCGGCGAGCCAGCGCCGAACTGTCTGGTTGTGTCTGGCGTCGGCGAGCGCGTTGTGCTCGCCGCTTTCCTGCTGGGGAAGGTCGTCCCAGGCGAGGCCGAGGCGGGATCGTTCCTGCTGGATGTCGTGCGTGAACATCGGCACGCCCTCGGGGAGGTCGATCATTCGGCCCCAGAGTTGGGCGAGGGCGACGTGATCGTAGGCTCCATAATTTGCCCAGAGATGCACGTCTGGTCCGGCTGCGCGGATGAAGTCCATGACCTCGTTGGCGATGTGCTCGCGCCGCTTCACGACCGGGTCGGCGTAGTCGAACAGCCAGGACTTCGGTACGTAGTTGCGCCGGTCCCCATGTCCCTTGGGCAGGCTGGGGACTACGTTCTCCATCAGCCACTTGTGCTTGCGGATCTTCCGCACGGGCATGTCTCGGTTGACGGCGTAGTACTCGCGGCCGTCGTCGCAGACCATGCCGATGGAGATCAGTTCGATGGTCCGACCGTTCTCCAGGAATTCGAGGTCGTAGTCCAGTGCGGTCATGCGACCACCTGGAATCCGTGCTTGGCGCCAAGCTTCGCGAGGGAGGTCTGGCCGGGGATGCCGTCGGCGGCACTGCCGGTGTAGCCCAGCCGCTTCTGCCACGCCTTGTACGCGGAGACCGTCAGCGAGCCGAAGGAGCCGTCGACGTACCCGGCCGCGAGGAGTCCCTCAGCCTTCAGCGCCTTTTCGACGAGGAGGACTTCGGCCTGGTGGCTGGTGTGGCCCTGCGCGGCGGCCGGGTCGTGCTTCGCGGCGTACACGACGTGCGCGAGGCTGACCCTCGGCTTCGCCGCGGGCTTCGGCGGAGTGACTGGGGCGTGCGCGAAAAGATCCGGCATCGGGCCCGGGTCGACATGGGAGTTGCCGGGGATCTGGTTGTGCCCGTAGTGCCCGCCGAGCTTCAACCAGGTGTCCAGGGACACGGTGTCGCGGGCGAACCCGACCGGGGCGCCACCAGGCCACGCATCGGGGATGCCGAGGCTCCGCAGCCACGCCACGATCTTGTCGAGGTTCTTGCACGGGGTGTCCCGGACGGTCGCGTACCGCTTGCCGTTGACGGTCTCGCCCTCGGTGAAGACGGTCTCGATCTGAATGCAGTACCGACCACTGCGGTTGGTGCGGACGTCGCCAGCGTTCTGCAGCGAGAGGCTCCGGCTGTCCGCGGGGAAGAACTGGGCGATCTCGCCGGTGAACGGGTCGTAGAGCAGGTGGGGGGCGACGTCGGCGCCGCCGCCGGTGAACCAGCCCAGCTCGCGGGCGAACGTCCAGTCGGTGGCGTTGCTGGTGATGTGCCAGACGGCTCGCGCGGGGCCGCCGTTCATCACTCCCTCGTTGCCGAGGGCGTGCCGGGCGGCTCCCGGCATCCACAGGTCAGGCATGCGGACCTCTTTCTGGGCATAAAAAAGGCCCCGGCCAGCGGCTCGGGGCTCGGGGTGAGGTCGGTCAGGAGAAGACGGGCTGCGGGTCCAGCAAGGTCGCGGTGAGGATCTCCATCAGCTGGCTGCAGATACCGCACTGCACGTAGCAGTGCACGCCGTCATTGGAATAGAACGGGTTGACGTCGAAGGTCTCCCCGAAGTTGCGGCACGCCTCGTTGTTGTCGCGGACGGTGATGGCGTAATACAGGGCGGGCGCGAGAACGGGCATGCTCATATCCCCATCACCATCCAGCTGATTCCGGTCGAGGTCGTGTTGGTGCGGGTCAGCCACACCGTGAGGCCGGTTGCGCTGACGCTGGTGACGCCGACCCCGGTGACCTGGGTGCCGGGCACGGTCGTCTGCGCCGTGGCGAACGCGGTGAACGTGGTGCCCATCAGGTTCAGGCCGTTGATGGTGAACGAAGTCGGCGTGTTCGCGACCGGGGTGATGTTGATCGTGCCGTAGGCGATGTTCGAGGCTGTCAGGATCCCAAGGACGTCGAACGTGCACGGGGAGGAGTTCTCGCCCTGGATGGACGCGTGTGCCGTGCCGTCGAACAGGGACTCCAGGATGAGCAGCGCCTGGTGGTCACTCGGGTTGACGGCTCCCGAGGTGAGGACGAGGTCGCTGTACTGGAAGGCATCGCTGTCGTAGTAGATGCTCGCAGGATCCGCGACCAGGTTGTTTTCCACAGGCCGGAACTGCAGCTGCCCGCTGCTCAGGTACCCGCTCATGTTGATCGGGTCCTGCATGCCGCGCGTCCACAGCCCGCCCCCGCCGTTGCCGGCGTCCGGGCCCAGTTCTGCCAGCAGGGTCGTGCCGTCGTCTGCGTACACGCGGAGGGTGCCGACGGACGCGGCCGTCATGCGCCGCGCGGCCCGCATCTCCCTCACCTCGCGTTCGAGAGCGGCCAAGCGGCGGGCCAGCGAGGTGGCGTCGGGCGGGAGTTGGTCGATCTGGCGGGGCATTCAGCTCTCCTCTACCAGGATGGGCCGGACGCGGTCGGCGTCCGGGTCGAGCTCCCAGGACCAGCAGCGGGCGACGACGTTGGCGCCTTGGGGGTGCCGCGGTGAGCGTTCGACGGCCATGCGGACGGTGTCGCCGAGCGCCCAGTCGCGGTTGAGGCGCGGGGCGCGGGAGGCGACGGCTTCGATGGACCAGACTTGGGCGCCTTGCTGCATGAGCGTCAGCGACTGTGCGGCGTGGGCGTCCAGCTGGTCGGGGTCGGTCACGCCGGTCGCGGGGGTGTAGCGGTATTCCCAGCGGGGCCAGCCTGCGGCGATGAGCGCGGTCGCTTCGTGGGGGCTGGAGGTGAGCCGGGATGATCCTTCGCCTTCGCCGCGGGCTACGACGACGGTGGCGCCTTTGCCCTGCTCGTAGGACTCGGCGAGGGTGTACGACGAGACGCATCCCGGGAAATCGAAGGTGGCCTCGGGTGTCGCGGCTTGGATACCGACGGCGGAGCGGACGCGCAGGGGGAACTGGAAGCCGGAGTGGGTGCCGTTCCAGGCTACGTCGATCGTCCACTCGGGACCGCCGTCCAGGGCCATGAGCTCTTTGAGGCAGGACAGGATCGACTTGTCGTCGCCGTCCTCGGTCAGGTAGGTCATGGTGACGCCTGTGTTCGGTGCGTCGATGACGATCGGCGGCCCGTTCGTGAGGGCCGGGGTGACGAGCGCGGAGACAACGGCGGCCTGGTCGGTGCCGATGAGGGTCTGGGTACCCGGGAATCGGCCGTCCAGATAGGCCTCGAGGGTGATGGCCCCCAGAGACAGGGTCTGCGGGCTGCCGCCGCCGCGGGTCAGTACCGCGCCCGCCCAGAGTGGCGTGTCGGTGGCCCGGTCGACGGCCACGAGCACGGACTGGCCGGGCGTGGTCGCCTCGGTCCAGCCGCTCGGAGCGCCGGGTAGGTTGAGCTCGAGCTGGAGAGTGGTGCTGTCGCCGAGCTTCCGTGTGAGCGCCCCGGTCGGCTTGAGGGAGCGGAGATCCTCGACGATGCCGCCTGTGCGCAGGTCGCAGCCGTACCAGGCGAGTTGGTAAGGCGTCTCCGTCATCAGACGGACTCGTAGGAGCCGGTGATGCGGACCTGGGTGGTGCTGTTCATGGTCTCGGGCACCGTCGGGCTATGGAAGGCGAGCCGACAGTCGCCCGACGAGGGCGGGAAGAACGTGCTGACGCTCGTCGCGGTCGGCGAGATGACGGTCTGCCCTGCCCACCGGTTCGTGCCGAGCAGCTGGGCGACGCCGATCATGGAGGCGCCAAGGTTGGCGGCCGCGAAGGGCGGCAACGTCCAGTTGTAGTTGCCCGCCCCGAATGTGGTGGTCGACCCACACGTGAGGTTGATGTGGAAGACCACCTGGCGGCCGATCTTCTGGTAGCGGCCGGCCAGCGTTCCGTTCCCCGGATTCGGGTTGGTGGTGGAGCCGGTCCACACCGGCGTGTAGGGCGTCCAGAGGCCCGGCACCTTGTAGTAGGTGTCCCAGGAGGATCCGTTCCAACGCAGCAGGTCGGTGCCGTTGTCATAGAACTGGCCGATGTACGGAGTCGAGGGCGCGGTCGACGAGGGCAGGATGCCGCCCGGGGCCACCGTCGACGGGCGGACTGCGGTACTCACGGAGGCGGTGCCGCCGTTGGACACCGACAGCACCGTGATGTTGGCCAGCGGCATGTAGATCTGCGTGCCCGCCGGGGTCGGCGCGACCGGCGACGCCGACGGGGTGCCCGCCAGGTAGACCACGTCTCCCTTGGCCAGGCCGGACGCGTCGACCGTGTTGTCCCACACCCGCAGATAGACCAGGTCGACCCTGTTCAGGGTGGCGTGCGCTGCCGTGTACGTGCCCGGGGACACCGACGACGGAATCGCCACCCGGTACACGCCCTGCCCGCTGTAGCCGATCGCGGCCACGCCGGCCGAGCAGTTGATGGTGGTGCCCGCCAGGGTGACCGTGAGGCCCGGGTCGCCGGGGCGGACTCCGGAGCGGGAGCCGAGCGCGGTGCCGTCGTTCATGACGAGCATGGCGTCCGCGTTGCGGGCCTCGAGGCCCGAGAACGTCAGGGTGTCGATGGCCCACACGTCTACCGGCATAACTGCCTCCTCACATCCAGGCAGATCGCCACGTGGCGGTCAGCATCGCGGTCGCGTTGTAGGTGCTGGACTGGAACTGGTAATTGACCGAGCTGGCTGCCGGGATCGTCGGCCAGCCGGAGGGGACGGACATGAACCGGCGCCTGCTCACCCCGCCGTTGAGGATCACGGTGTGCGCGTCGGTGTCGATCGTGAGAACGTCGCCAGTGGCCAAGTCGAGCGAGTAGATGAGCTGCCGCACCGTGCCGTCCGGGTAGAGAGTGGACACGGTGGGTGCCACGACGGGCCCGGCGATCGTCAGGACCGGTCTGGTGTCCATGGATCCCGAATTGACGGCGTTGATCTGCCCGGACACCGTCGTCGCCGAGAAGGTGATCGGGAACGTCGCCGGAAAGGTCAGGCCGCCAGTCGTGGTCGGTAGGCCTGTCGTCCCGGACTGCAGGCTGGTGCTGTAGCGGCGAGGGTCGGCGGCCGTCATCAGCACGCTGTAGGTGGCGATCCGGTCCGTGACGTAGGCCATCAGCGGTTTGCCGGAGCGCCGCACGGCCGCCTGTTTCGACCCCGTCAGCTCGTACACCACCAGCGTGGTGTCGCCCAGAGTGACGGCAGTCCGCAGCCGCTCCAGGGCGTCCTCGAGCGTCGTCCGGTCCGGCGCGGTGACCGTGCCGGCCAGAGTGATGGGTCGGGAGCCGAGGTAGACGGGGCTGGCCCACGCCCCGTGGTCGGCTTCCCGTTCGGTGTATTCGGAGCGGACCTCGGCGCTGTCCCAGCCGTCGAAGGACTGCAGGGACCAGGCGACCCCGTTCGCGTCCACCCTGCCGAGCGGGATGGCGCCGAGGTCGACCGAGAGTCCGCCGAGATCCTGTCCTACGGTGAATGGCACCGCGCCCCCTCCCTGTCAGCCGACGAAATTCATGTGGCGTGCGATGTCGGCGGCCTGTTCGGCGCTGGACTGCTTGGCGCCGTTGAGGGTGATGTTGGTGACGCGGTCGCCGCCCCCTCCGCCCCAAGGGGTGCCGTAGCCGCTGCTGGCGTACCGGCTGGCCGGGACCAGGTGGTAGCCGAGCGCGGCTGCGCTGGCCGCCAGCAGGGCCCGGCTGCGGGCGGTCGCGGTGAGCGGGATGAACGCCTCCGGCCCCGCCTCCCCGGCGAGGACCGGGGTGGCCCGGCTGAGGATTCCGCCGAGCGCCATGGCCTTCCCGCCCTGGGACACCCACTGCCGGACGAACGTGTCCTTGTTCGGCGCCGGTAGCGCGCCGATCGCCCCGGTCATCTTCGGCACGAGGGCCTTGATGACGTCGGTGCCCAGGCCTGCGGCAATGAGATCGGCATAGCCGCGCCCAGTGCCGCCGCGCAGCGTGGACAGCAAGATCAGGCTGTTGGTGAGGTCGTCACCGGTGAGCGTGCCCTCAGCCTTGCCCACCGCCTGGTTGGCTTTCGCCGCCTGCGTCTTGCTGCCGACCGCCTGATGGGCGAGGGCCTGCGCGTTGGAGTCGCCCTGCGCGGCCAGCGCCTGGGCCAGGTCGCCGAAGCCCTCCGCGGCCAGCGTCTGCAGGTCCTTGGCGAACTGCTGGTTCTGCTGGGTCGCGCTGCCGAGCTGCTTGGTGAAGTCCTGCAGCGTGGCCTTGGCGACGTCGCCGGTCTTCTGGAGCTTGGCGACGATCGACTTGAACTGCTTGTCGCTCGCGCCGGCCAGCGAGTTGACGAGGGCGTAGCCGTCCTCGCCCATTCCCTCGAGGAGGGATTCCACCTCGGCCCCGCCGCGCTTGGAGATCTTTGCGAGGTTGCCGCGCCACTTGTCGGTCGCCGCCACGGACTTGTTGAGCTGCGTCTCGTAGGCCTTGAGGTCGAAGCCGGTGGGAGCCTTCGCCCCCTTCTTCACGCCGAGGGCCGCGTCGGCTTTGTTTACGCCCGCGCGGTCAGCCGAGACCGTCTTGTCGGAGGCCTTCTTCGCCGACCGTGCCTTGTCGACCCGCGACTCGGCGGCCCGCAGTTGGGCCGCCGTGTGATGACCGTGGCGCACCCGCGACAGGTTCTTCTCGGCGTTGCCGAGGTCGTCAGCCTTCTTCTTGGCATCCTTCAGTGCCGAGTTGAGCTTGTCCCACGCCGTCTTCAGGGCGTCGACGGCCTTGTCGTAGCGGGTCTTCGGGTCCGACGGACCGCCGAGCACCGCCTGCCCGGTCGGTGTATAGGTGAAGCCGGGAATGCCGCCCCCGGCGAACCACTGCACAGCGCCACCGAGGCGGCGTACAGTCTCCGCAGCGATCTGACGGGAGCGGGGGCGCTTGTGCCCGGCAAGGGGGATGTACGCCTCGTCTCCTGCCTCATCCTCGGCCCACACGCGCCAGCTGCCCTTGGGCGCGATCTGTGCAACGTGGTTCTCCCGCATGCCGCCGTTGGCGTAATAGCTGACGATGCCACCGTCCGCTTGATACCTGCCGCCCTCGTGCGCGACCGTGCCATGATCCGTGTGCGTGGTGACGACGTTGACGGAAACTGTCTTGCCGTGGACACCGTTGATGTAGCCCTGGATGGTGGCTGCGGCCGAGATCGGCCCGCCTGTCGGCAGGGTGATCGTGACCTGCTTGCCGTGCGTGCGGGAGATGTGGAACCCGAGCGACGAAAGCGCACCCTCGGCCGTCTTGGTCAAGGCGCTCACCGTGACGGTCTTCCCCTTGGTCGAGGCGACCTTGCGCCGCACGGCGTCCAGATCCGACAGCGCCTTCGCGGTCGCGGCACTGACAGCCACGTTCTTGCCCGGCAGCCTCTTCGCGATCAGCGCGTCGAGGGCAGCAGCAGCCTTACCGGTCGGGGCGGTGATCTCCATCTGTCGGCCGCCTGGCAGCGTCTTGACCTTGAAGCCGACGCTCTCGATGTCCTTCTTGGCGTCGGCGGTCAGTGCCGACACCCGGATCGTGGAGCCCTTCGGCATGTGCCCGGCGAGACCCTGCACGTACAGCAGCTGCTTCTGGGTGTCCGACAGGCCCGGCGTCGACATGGTGATGGCCAGCGACGACGGGATGAACCCCATCTGGTTCGCCAAGACCTTGGCCTGGTCTGCGGTGAGGCCGAACTTCCGCCCGGCTGTGACTGCGGCCTTCCATGACGATTCCATGCGGGCCTCGGCCTGCTGCAGGGCCGGTACGACCTCAGTCTTGTTGGCCCGCGCATAGTCGTAGGTCGCCTGGGATGCGGACGCCGTCTGCTCGTTCAGGGCCTGCAGCTTCGTCCAGAGGTTCTGGCCATTCTCGCTGGTCGTGTTCAGGCTGCCGTCGACCTGAAGGAGGGCCCCCTTGTAGCCCTTAGCGTGGTCAACGCCGTCCTTGTAGGAGCTGTTGAGGTCGAGCAGTGCCTGGTTCTGGTTGGCGACCGCCGCCTGCACGTCCAGCTCGCCACCCGACAGCAGATCGAGGGCGGTGTGCAGCGCGCGCGCCTTGGTGTCCGCGTCGCTCGCGGAGTCCCCCAGCGTCTTGATCGCACCCTGCAGCCGCCCCGTGGGGTCGGTGGCGTCCAGCGCGGCCGCGCCGGACCCCTTCGTGGCGGCGGCGAGGTCCTTCTGCCGCTTGCTGGCCGTCTCGAACTCGCCGCTCAGTGAGCCGAGCGCGTTCGCGGCCTTCTTGTAGGCGAGCCCCTGCGGCGTGTAGACCTTCTCCGAACTCCGGCCGGCCAGCACCATCTTGGAGTTTTCCTCGGCGGCGGCAGAGAGCCGCTTACGCAGGGCATCGAGGCTCGTGCCCTGGCCGAGGTAGGCGTCCGTGAGCTGGGTCGTGCCGATGTGGGCGGACTGCATGACGTCCAACAGGGCCGTCTTACCGTCCTTGAGCTTTGTGTCCGCCAGGGTCTGCACGGCGGCAGCGCGAACACTGCCGTCCGCCACACCAGCGGACTGCTGCAAAGCCTGGGTAAGGCTGGAGATCCGCTGCTGGTGGGCTGCCGCCGCGGCCGCGGCTTCCTGCTGCTTCTTGGCCAGCAGGTCCAGGCCGATCATGGCGGCGCCGATCGCGACACCCCACGGCCCGCCAAGGAACCCGTACAAGCCGCGGGCCGCGCCCATCAGGCCGCGGCCGGCGCCAACACCGATGGCTGCCGCCGCACCACCAGCAGCCGACCGGAACCCGGCGAACCGGCCGCCAGCCTCCTGGATGGACCCCGACACGCTACGGAAGGACCTGGCCATGGCCCCATAGGTGGGCGACTGCCGCTCCATGATGCGGCTTGCTGCCCCCATTGGGCCAACGAAGTGACTGTCCAGGAGTGCCGCGTACCGCATCTCGGCCTGAATGTTGGTGCCCAAGCTCCTGAAAGAAGTGGCCGCCGAACGTCCGAAGCCTGCGACAGCGGTCTGCATGCCCTGGATCTGGCCCCGGAACGGACGCATAGCGAGCATCGCCAGCACAGACAGTTGGATCGGGCCCGGCAACCCGGCGAACGCGTGCGCGACGCCGCCGACCAGCGCGCCGAGCGGGCGCAGAACTCCGGTCATGTTGCCGATGAGACCCACGCCGACCTGGAGACGGCCTGCGAGCACGCCAAGGGCACCCGCCCCCGAAGAGACGGACGAGAACATGTCGTGCAGGCCACCCAGTAGGGGCTGAGCCGCGGCCCCGGCGTTGCCAAGAGCCTGGCCGAGGGAGTGCACGGAGGTGATGGCCAGCGGCACAGCGGCGACCGCCGCAGACGTGATCGCGACCTTCAACGGCGCAGCGAGGCCCGCTGCTGCCCGGCCGATGCCGCCCGCAGCCGCGTGCAGCTTCGCCTCAACCGACGGCCCGTAGATGTCCCACAGGTCTCCGGCGATACGGATCCCGGACTTGATGTACGGGATCGCCTTCGAGACGCCCTGCGTCATCGACCGCGTGATCCCCTCCAGGCCCGGGGCGATGCCCAGGTAGATCTGCAGGAACGCGGAGGAGATCTGCTTGCCCAGGCCGCGCATCGCGCCACCCAGGCCCTTCGATTCGGCGGCAGCCAGAGCCGCGGCCCCGCCGACCCGGCCCACCTGCACGCCGAACGTCTGGAAGGCCTCCCCGCCCTGGTGCGCCAGCGCCACCATGCCCGCGAGGGCGGGCTTGCCGAACGCCATCGCCGCAGCGGCCGTGAACTGCTGGGTGGTGAGGTGGTGGGAGGCGTCGCCGAGCTTGGTGATGACGTACTGCAGGCCCTTGAAATTACCCTGGCCGTCGAACGCTTCGATGCCGAGCTCGTGCAGGCCCTTGGTGGCAAGTTTCGTCGGCTTGGCCATGTTGACCAGCGCAGACCGGAGGGCCGTACCGGCGGTCTCGCCGATGATGCCGGACTTGCCCAACAGGCCAACGGCGGTGGCGGTGTCCTTGATGGAAACGCCCATAGTGTGGGCAATCGGCCCAACATATTTCATTGCATAGTAAATATCCATGAGTTCACCGCTGGCGCTGTTGGACGTGTTCGCGAGAACGTCCGCAACGTGCGTGGCCTCAGTGGATTTGAGGGCGAACTGGTCCATGATGTCGCCCTCGATTTTCGCCGCGGTTGCGACGTCAGTTCGAGCGGCAGCAGACAGCTGGATCGTGCCCCGGGCGGCCCTGATGGCGTCCTGCGCGGACAGGCCGGCCTTCGACAGTTCGACCATCGCGTCCGCAGCCTCAGCGGCGTTCGCGGACGGCAGCTTCATGTCCGCGCCGAGCGCCTGCGCCTCACGGCCGGCCGCCGCCATCTGTCCCCCGGAGGCGCGCGTGACCTCGAGGAACTTGTTCATCGCGTCGGTGTACTCGTTGCCCGAGTGGATGATGTCGTGTAGGCCGAAGATGATCGCGCCGCCAGCGAGCAGCGCACCGAGGTGCTTGACGGGGCCGAGGACCGACTCGACGCCGGACCGGACAGAGCCCATGCCGTTGCGGGCCGCAGCGCCCATCCGTCCGAACGCCCCAGGAGCCAGCGCCGTCTCGTCGCGGACAGCTCGCACACCGCGCCGCGCCGCCAGTGCCGCAGCCTCGGCCTCCCCGACGCCTGCTGCGCCGCCACGCGCGCCCGCGCCCATGCCCATCAGGCCGACACGGGCCGCCGCAGCGTCCGCGCCCAGGGTTCGCACGCCGCGCCCAGCAAGGACCGCGGCCTCGCCGAGTGCGGCCGTGGACCCGGCTGCCGTCCGCATGCCTGCTGCGAAACCCGGGAGTTCGGCGATGACGCGGACGCGGACAGTGCGGTCGGCCACGGCAGCCCCCTATTCAGTTGTCGCGCTTGAGGCAGGTCAGCCGGTGGCCATCCCGAAGGAGCGGAGAATGTCGGCGGCGGCCTGCGAGGGCGGGCCGAGCTCGCCGGTCTGGAACTGGATCTGGATCGCGGCACCCCACAGCTGCCCGAGCTGACCGTCGGAGAGGTCATCCCAGAACGCGGCGAACTCTGCGGGGTCGGCAGGCTTGGGCTCGATCAGCTGGGCTTCAACGAGGGCCGGGGCGAACGCGTCCGCGTCGAATGCCGGTTCCTCGCTGCCACCGCGGCTGGCCGCCGCCTCGATCTGCTCCTTCGTCGGCGGATGGTCCGCCCGGAGTTTCTGGTAGGCGCGGTGCGTGATGGCCTCGAGGGTGAACCGCACCCGCGACGCCTCAGCCTGCGCCTCAACCTCCTGGAGGTGCTTGGCGACGTCCCGGGCGGTCTCTGTGCCGTTGGCGTCGTCGTGGCGCTGTGCGCGCTCGAGTAGCCGTTCCAGGTTGTCGATCTCGGCGGACGCCTCGGCGTCCAGCACCATGTCGACGATGTGCCGGGGGCGCTGGATCTTCGCGCGGATGTCGGCGAACGTCGCCGGGGGCTTCGCGGCCCGGCGTGCGGGCGGCTTCCTGCTCGTAGTGGTCATGGGTTCCCTGTCCTTGATCCTGCGTAGTGCTATGTCATGGCCTGACGCACGGCAATCTCGACACCGGCGACCAGGTCTTCGGCGTTCGCGTCGAGCGCGGGGCCGAGGTGTGGGATGGGGGCGGTCACGCCCGTCCCGAACTCGATGATCGCCCCGTAAGGAGCCTGTCCCTTCAGGGACTTGTCGGGTCCGATCTCGCCTTCGATACCTTCGGCGGTGACCTTGGTGTCGTAGGTGATGGTGCGCGGATAGTGAACCCAGCGAGGGTGCCCGGAGGCGCGTGACTGCGCGTCCCGCTTCACCTTCAGGCAGGTCACTTGCACGGCCTTGCGGACGTTGAATATCAGGCGCCCCGGGAACATCTCCAGGTCGTCGATTACGCCCTGCAGGCCGATCACGTCTACGCCTGCCATCACGTCTCCCTCCGGAATACGCTGACCTTCAGACCCTCGGTCTTGCCGCCGTCTTCCTGGTGTGCGGCCACCCGGCGGGCGCCGGCTAGGCAGGCGTGGCATTTAGTGATCGACGCGTCGTAGGCGAACTCGGCCTCGGCCTGCGTGGTCTCGGACAGCAAATGGCCACAGTCCCCGCACAGCCCCGATTCGGCCTCCATCAGCGCCATCGCCCACCAGCGGTCCTCCGGCAGCCACAACGGCTCACCAGGGCCCGGCTGTGGCCGGCCGAGGAGGATGCTGCGCGGGATCCCCCAGGCCCGCGCCGCCTCCACTTCCCGCCGGTACGGGAGCCGGTGATCCCGCAGGCGGGCTACGAGAAAGGGACCGGCGACGGCTCCTCGTTCACCGCCAGGGCGGCAGCGAACAGCGTCCGTGCGGTCCCGTCGTTCACCACGTCCAGCAGCCTGTCGACCTGCGCCGGCGTCAGCGACGGCTCGACGCAGCAGGCGGCGAGGACCGCGGGCAGGAACGTCCCCGCGTCGTAGGGCTCTTTCGAGTCCTTCGGTGCCGGGTGGGCGGCGAGCAGGTTGCTGTAGGCGCGGTGCCCGAGCGCCCGAAACCGGAACTCGACCGCTGTCTCCCGCACCCGCTCCCGGGCCGCGGCGATGCGCTCCTGAAGTTCGAACGCCGGGTTCGCCTCGCCGAGCGATGTCGGCTGCCACTCCCCCAGCTGTCCCAGCTCCGCCTCCAACGCCTCCAACTCGGCGCCCGCGTCGCCCGCGAGACACACCGGAACGGTGACCTCGCGAGGCGACGCCCCTGCCAGAAGCTCCGAGATGTCCGGCATCAGGCAACGACAGCCCGCGTCGACGGGTCCGACGTGACCTTCAGCGGCGCCATGAACTTGGAGACCTCGTTGGCCGCCGGGGCGATGTTCTGCGCCTCGCCCGCCGCGACCGGGTACACCTCGACCTTGTCGCCGGTGGCGAACGCAGTCGTGTAGGGCACGCCGCGGCGCACGATGACGAAGCCGGTCGCGCCATAGGTCAGCGTGGTGTACGGCTGGTCCTCGGTCGGGGTGCTGCCGCGCTTGAACGTCAGCTCGACCGTGTAGGAGCGGCGGCCGGGCTGGTTGGTGGTGAACGTGCTGGCCAGCGACGACGTGTCGACGTCCGCCGTCGCCGGGTCGGCCTTGAGGCCGTCCGGGGTCAGCCGGGTCGTCCAGTCGTTCGCGGCGGTCAACTCCGTGACCGTCGGTGCGCTCAGGTTGGCGATGGACGTCGCGAACGCGACCTTCGTGTTGCCATCGCTGATCAGGTCAGACATGAACCCTCCTCGGGGGCATGAAAAAAGCCCCGGTCAGCGGGGCGGGGCGAGACTGGGGACGGGCAGGGTCAGATGCGCAGCGCGGCAACAGTCACCGACGTGACGGCGGAGTAGCCCACCGACGCCTGCTGGTTGATGTCCGCGTGCAGGCTGGAGTCGATCGGGCCGATGAACTTGTCGGTCGCGTTCGCGACGGTCACGATCCGATCGGGCAACGTCAGCCCCTTGACCTGGTTGGACTGCGTCGTGATGGTGACGGTGACCGGGCTGGCCCCGCCGTTCTTCACGTGCAGGAAGATGTTGGACGCGCCGAGCGGGATCTTGTCGCCGCCCGCCGCGGCCGTCGAGTAGGTCGCGGCCAGACCAGCCGCGGTGATCGACTGAAGGCTGAGAACTGCCATGGTGATCTCCTCACTGAGGGATTGAGCGCAGCCGGTACCGGGCTACGGCGTAGTAGTTGGGGGGTGTTACGTCGTCGTCCCTTTGCACCGGCTGACCGTCGAGGAACTCCGGCTTCCAGGACACGCGCCCAGCGACCGTGATTCTTGCCGCGAGAGCCGCCATGGCCCGGTCCGAAACAGATGCCGCCTGCTCGGCGGTGAGCCCAACACAGGTGAGCTGGACCTCGCCGACGAAGTCGACAAGGTCATCAGCGAGTGATGCCGCCACCGCACGCCCCGGAGTCGGGTAGAGCACCGTGTACGGCTGGGCGGCCGTCGGTACGACGCCCGGCGGCGCCCCACCGAAGTAGACGGTCAGATCGGCCCCGGTGAGAGCCGCGGTGACCGCATCGACGTGAGGAAGAACAGCAGGAGTCGTCACGGGCGGCCTCCCGTCACGTGGCGCCTTCGACGGTGATCCGCCATGCGGTCGCCGTGCTGCTGAAGTCGACGGCCATCACAGCGAACGGTTGGTCGACGAGCCTGGTGTCACCGGATGCCGTGATGACGACCGCATCCCCGACCCGCAGATCGTCCGTGGCCAGCGAGGCGAAAGGCAGCGCCAGCTCGTAGCGGGCCACGATCGTCAGCCGCTCCCCCGCCTCCTCGTTGCGAGGAACCCGCTGCGGTTTCAGGCGGCACGCACCCGAATACAAGACCGTCGGCGAACCCGGCGTCAGCACGCTCGTCGAGCGGTCCAGCGCCGGCGTCCCCGGCCGGCTGATCGTGCACGTGTCCACCAGCAGCTGATCGTGGGCGGCGCGGCCCGCCGCCAGCAGCGGCTGAATGTCGATCGCCGTCATCACGTCACCGGCGCCACAGAGAACGACCTTCCGCGGTACACGCGAAGAGCCTCTTTGTGGTCCGCGGTCAGCAGGGCGCCGCCGATGGTCTCGGCGGCGAACGTGCGGGAGTAGTCGTCGATCGACTCGCTCCTGAGGCCCTGCGGGTTGGTCATGTTCATCTGCGCCAGATCCAGCACCACGTCGACGACGTCGTCCGGGACCTCGGCGTAGCCGTGGCTGTAGGTGACCCGGACCCGCTGGGCCCAGATCCCCATGGGCCGCATGAACGGCCAGCCCATCAGCCGGGTCGGCGCCCACCATGCCTCGCCACGGGTCAGCTCGGAGCCGATCCGCGTGAAGTCCCGGCCCTCGATGGCCGTGTACTCCTGGTCGGCGATCCCGAACAACTCGACGACGGTCAGCGGGTGCGTGTCGTCGACGACGATGGGACGCTGCGGCAGCCGGAGCAGCCGCCCGTTACCGGGCAGGGTGACCGTCTCGTTCTCCACCAGGGTGAACTGCTGGCGGCAGTGCTTCCGGACCTGAGAAGAGGCCCGGCTGATCGCCATCGCGGCCTGCGCCGGATCCAGGGACCGCTGCAGGGCGGCCTCGAGGTCCGCCTGAGTGGCGAGAGGGGTCGGGGACATGCGGGCCCCCTTACTCCTCGGTGTCGGCCAGGGCCGTCAGCCGCTTCACCACGGTCGATCGGGGCTTGTCCTTCGCCTGCTCCGCCGCCAGGGCCTGCGCGGCACGCTCGGCGTTGCCGTCCACCCACGCCATGAGGGCGTCGATGGTGCCGTCCACGGGCGGCTCGTCACCGCCGGCGCCCGGGTCTTCCGAGCCATCGGCGGGAGCCTTGGGCGGCTCCGGCGTCTCCTCGGGCTCCGGGTCGGCCTCGGTGACCTCCACCGCGCCCTCCGGAGCGTTCGCGGCGAGGTGGCGGGCCAGATCGCCCTCCAACTCCTCACCCTTGCCGAACCCGCGCACCTCGTAGTTCCAGTACGCCGTCGTCGGCTGCAGCATGCGCACACGCATGACTGCTCTCCTTCCTTCGTGAAGAGGCCCGTCGGCGCGGACGGACAGGGATGCGTCCGCGCC